TCCTCAATGACTAAAGATTTCTATGATGAAAAGAAGAAACATCTTGAACACTACGGATGGACTGTTTCAGAGGATAATCTTAGCACACTACCTGAGGACGCCCCTGAGGGTGCTAAAGCTCTAGCTAAGTGGTTGACCCTTGAAGGTAGGAGATCCTCACTGGTGGAGTGGCTAGGGCAGGTAGGAGAGGATGGACGTATTCATGGTACGATAAACAACATCGGAGCATGGACTGGTAGGTGTGCTCACAAAGCACCTAACACAGCTAACATACCGTCTGCTTTTCATGGTGAAGCGAGGTCAGCAGTAGAGGAAGTGAAGAAGCAATATGACTCACACCTCAGAGCCTGTTGGACTGTGCCTAGTGGATCTTTTCTAGTGGGTACTGATGCTGACGGAATCCAGTTGAGGGTACTAGCTGATTACCTTTGGAGATACTTCGATGCTGACCAGTATGCTAGAGCTATCATGGAAGGTAACAGAGAAGAAGAGACAGACATACATAACATTAACAAACGTGCTTTAGGTATCAACCATGCTACTAGAGATATGGCTAAGACTTTTATATATGCTTGGTTACTAGGGGCAGGGGTTGCTAAGACTGCACAGATACTTAAGGTCAATCAACGTCAAGCTAATGAAGCCAGAGAAAACTTTGTTAGATCTATTGATGGCCTGTCTCAACTAAAGAATAAACTTATACCTGCTGTTGGAGAGCAAGGATACTTCACTGGCTACGATGGACGTAAGGTTAAAGTACCATCAACACACAAGGCTCTGGCAGGTATGCTACAGTCAGCAGAAAGTATTCTAATGAAGCACACACTTTTGAGGTGGACTTCTGAGGCTAGGAAACTAGATATAAACTTTAAGCTAGTAGGATTTATACACGATGAATATCAAACAGAGGTGATAGGAACAGAGGAAGAAGCAAAAGAGTTAGGAAAGATACAAGCAGATTGTATGCTTGAAGTAGGACAGGAGTTAGGCTTTAAGATACCTACTCCAGGATCTTACGACATTGGAAGAAACTGGCTTGACACACACTAAATATTATGTTACAAGCCGAATCAGTTTAATAACGTCATAAACATAAGAGGGTAAAATGGCAAAAGAATCTAAAACACAAATCGTAGAAGTCTTCGGTATATTAGAGTGGGCTAAGGTCTTCGAACACAATCGAGATCGTGCCGCTTGGAACGAAGAGAAAGATGGTGAGTACAAAGTTACTGTCATCATGGACTCTGACAATGCAGACAAACTAAAGAAGTCTGGTTGTGCCAAGGCAATGCACGAGGTAGAGGGTGGTACTAAAGTAACTCTGGCTCGTCCACACAAAGGTAAGTTCGACTGGCAAGGTGGAGCACCTAAGGTTGTAAACATCAAGGGTAAGCCTTGGGATTTCGATATGGATGGTTACATCGGTAACGGATCTACAGGTGTTGTTCGAGTAGCAATATACCCTGCTGGAAATTCTGGACGTATTGGCTCACGTCTTGAATCTGTACAGGTTGTTGATCACGTTGAGTTTGAATCAGAAGGTGGTGGATCTTCTGGTAGTTTCAACGATCTGTCTAGTTACTCCTCAAAAGAAGCCAAACCAAAGCCTAAGAAAACAGCAGCTAAGAAAGCTGTTGATGGGGAAGCTGTTCCCTTTTAGGCAATTCCTTTTTGTTGTGTTGTGTGAGAATGCCCCTTCCCTTAGTTGGGTGGGGGCAACAAACCAAAAGAGGATAGAATGAAAAGTATAGACACATTAGTACAAGACATCGAGCAAACAATCATTGGTAACAATGGTTGGGATAATACTCTTGGTGATGCTATGGCTACAAACATATCGCATATGGCAGAGCAAAGGTTTTCTAAACCACAAGAGCCAAGAGGATACCTGTCGTTGTCTTCTCTCGGTACTAAGTGCGAAAGAAAACTTTGGTATAAGATAAACAAGACAGGTGAGGGTGAGGTACTACCACCGTCAGCATTACTGAAGTTCTTCTACGGTGATATCATAGAGGAGTTAGTCTTAACGATAGCTGCTGTCTCAGGACACAGTGTTACAGGTATGCAGGATAGACTGAACGTACATGGTATCAAAGGACACAGGGATGCAGTGATTGATGGTATGACTGTTGATGTTAAGTCAGCATCACCTTACTCGTTCAAGAAATTTAAAGAAGGTAACCTAAGAGAGGATGATCCATTTGGATATATCTCTCAGCTATCTTCTTATGTCTACGCAGCTAAGGATGACCCCAAGGTAACTAACAAAACCGAAGGTGCATTTCTTGTTATAGATAAAGTTAATGGTCACGTCTGCTTAGACGTATACGATTTTACTGATGAATTAAAGACAAAAGAAAAAGAAGTTAATCACCTGAAGGATATGGTAACTTGGGAGCAGCCACCAGATCGAGGGTACGAACCTGTGCCTCAGTCTGTTAAGAATCCTAACGGTAATGAGAAACTAAGCAATGCCTGTTCGTACTGTGATTTTAAGAAGGAGTGCTATCCTGGATTACGTAAGTTTATTTATTCTGATCGTCCTGTTTTTTTAACGAAGGTTGTAAAGAAACCTATGGTACATGAAGACTTGGAGTACAGTAATGTCCTTCAACAGGAATAGATTAAAAGGTATACAAGCAGGGTACAGGTCTGGTCTTGAAGAAGACATGGCTAAGTATCTTAAGAAACTAAAGATAAAGTTTACCTATGAGAAAGAAAAGATTAAGTGGGTAGACTTAAAGATAAGAACTTATACCCCTGACTTTGTATTAGAGAATGGAATAATAATAGAAACGAAAGGAAGATTTATATCAGTCGATAGACGTAAGCACAAAGAAATAAAGAAGCAGTTTCCAGATCTAGACATACGATTTGTTTTTAATAATAGTAGATCTAAACTTTACAAAGGTGCTAAGAGTTCTTATGGTGATTGGTGTAAGAAACATGGTTTCAAATATGCAGACAAGACAATACCAAAAGAATGGTTAAAGGAAATAAAAGATGAGTAATAAGTTTGTTCCAGTCGTAGAGATAGTAGAAGTTATACGAGGTCCGTATGATGATGAAGATGGTAACATATGGAACTTGTGTTTAACTAGAAGCGTATCTAATTTAAAAGAGGAAGTAGAAGAGTATTTCTACCGTGATATGAAAGACGCAATGGACGATGTTGACAGGCTACACAAGACAGGTCCGTTTGCGATTGACGAGTGGGGTAACTCTGAGCAAGATCATACACATAAGCAAACCAGAAAGGTGATAGAACATGTCCAATAAAACAGCAGTTATATTTAGTTGTGCTCACACAGATCCAACAATACCTAACGATAGGTTTGATTTACTTGGTGAATTAATCTATGATGTTAATCCTAGTTATGTTGTAGATCTAGGTGATGGGGCTGACATGAAATCTTTAAATAGTTTTGATACAAAATATCCAGAGGCTATCGTATCTCAGAACTATGAAGCAGATGTCGATCACTATAATGAAGCTATGGAAAGACTAAGAAAGAAACCTAGTATTAGAAAGTATAAGAAACCATTTTGGATTGGATTCGAGGGCAACCATGAGAACAGAATTAAAAGAGCAATCGCCCATGACCCCCGACTACAGGGAGAGAAATATGGGATATCCTTTGGGCATCTTCAAACGGATCACTGGTTCGATGAATACCATGAGTATAAGTACTCAGCACCTTCAATCGCTGACTACGATGGGATATCATATGCTCATTACTTTGCTAGTGGTAACTACGGCACAGCTATGTCTGGTACTCATCATGGTTACACCTTACTACAGAATAGAAACCATTCTTCTACCTGTGGTCATAGCCATAAACGTTCTATCTATTTTAAAGATTCTGCACATCCTAATTCAATTATCGGGTTGGTTGCAGGATGTTTCAAAGGTGGGAGTGAAGACTGGGCAGGACAGTCTAATTTAGAGTGGTGGAAAGGTTGTGTCATCAAGAGAGAGATAAGAGATGGTGTATATGAACCAGAGTTTGTATCTCTTGAGAGATTGCAAAAAGAATATGGTTGATTTATTAATTGGTTTGAATATAACTAGAGGTTCTTGTTATGAGGTATGAGATAAGAATGACAATAGCTGTAGATCCTGATGCTAACTTCATAGAGGCAGACCTATCAGATATGCCTAGAGTTGTTCAGGAACTTGTATCATCAGCCATGTATGATATAGACGATGTAATTGTAGAGGAGTGTGAAGTAGAAGAATGTTAAATGAAACTGATTTAGAAGCGTGGGAATACTACAACGAAACTTATAAGAATAAAGATATGAGTTTGAATGAATATCAGAATGCAGCAGCTAAGACTGCTGTGTACAAAACAGCACATCAAATACTTTATCCTGCACTTGGACTAGCAGGTGAAGCAGGAGAGGTAGCTAACAAAGTAAAGAAGATGCTACGTGATAATGACTTTGATCGTGATGCTATCGTTGCTGAGATAGGTGATGTCCTTTGGTATATTGCTGCTCTGTCTAGAGATCTTAATGTTAGTCTTCATGATATTGCACTAGGTAATATCGAGAAACTATATGGACGTAAAGAAAGAGGAACACTACAGGGAAGTGGTGACAAGAGATGAACTACTGTGATATGAAAGGTTTGATATGGCCTTTTCTTTTCTGTGTGTTTGTGATATGTATTCTTCCAGTACTACTGGTGGATAACGCAAAGTATTGTAAGCAAAGTATTGTGCCATGTTATCCGTGGACAGATGTAGAGGAGTACAAATGAATAATTATCTGCCGACTGACTATCAGTCATTTATACACAAGTCACGTTATGCAAAGTACTTCGATGGTAAGGGCAGGGAGTCTTGGCCTGAGACAGTAGGACGGTATGTCTCTGAGGTTGTGCATACAAAAGTTGAAGAGAGTACAGCTAACGAGATCGAACAAGCTATCCTCAGCCTCGAAGTCATGCCATCAATGAGAGCCATGATGACTGCTGGACCTGCTCTCGAAAGAGATAACACAGCAGGGTACAACTGCTCATACCTACCAGTCGATGACCCTAAGTCATTCGATGAAGCTATGTTTATTTTATTGTGTGGCACTGGTGTAGGCTTCTCAGTAGAGAGACAGTTCGTACAAAAGCTACCAGAGATACCTGAGTTGTTTGATAGCGACACAACTATAGTAGTTAGAGACAGTAAAGAAGGTTGGGCTAAAGCATTCAGACAACTACTAGCATTGCTTTGGGCAGGTGAGATACCTAAGTGGGATGTCTCTCGTGTACGTCCTGCAGGATCTAGGCTCAGAACATTTGGTGGTAGGGCTAGTGGTCCTGCACCTCTAGTCGAACTGTTTAACTTTACAGTGCAAACATTTAAGAATGCACAAGGACGTAGGCTTACCTCTATGGAATGCCATGACCTCATGTGTTTCATTGGACAGATAGTAGTTGTTGGTGGTGTACGCAGATCAGCAATGATATCTTTATCTAATCTAAGTGATGATCGTATGCGTCACGCTAAGTCAGGACAGTGGTGGGAGACTGCAGCACATAGGGCGTTAGCTAATAACTCAGTATGTTATACAGAGAAACCTGACATGGAGACATTCATGCGTGAGTGGTTGTCCTTAGTAGAAAGTAAGTCAGGTGAGCGTGGTATCTTTAACCGTGAGGCATCTAAGAAACAGGCAGTTAAGAAC